GAATAACAGACAAACTTATATTGACCATAAGTCTTTTTAATATCTTCTATGTCACCATCAAAGTCGTCAACATCAAGAGCACACCAAGAACCCCAACCAACGACATTATCATTGCCTCGAGTTGTATCAGGTATATAAGTTGCTGGACTTATAAGAGGTGCATCTTTCTTAGTTGGATATTTAGTTGATTCTGATAATTTATATAAGACTTGTTCAAACTCATCAAATGAGTTATAGTCCATTCTCTTATTTGTTTTATTATCGTATATCGAATCAAATATCGTTAAACTTACCATGATTACCTTTGTGTGACGGTGCCTCCCAATCTTCTGGTTTTACTAAGTCCGGTACTCCAAGAGGATTAGGTCTTGTTGATTTTTTACCAACTGACTTTTGCATATTTGCTTTTAATACTTCGTCCCATGCTTTATATGGGTCAACACCATAAGCATCTAGTGTACCAATTGCAACAACACATAAGTCAATAAGACCATCAACTATTTCTTCTGGATCTTTTACCATGTGTGCATCTCTAGTTTCATCTAGTTCTTCTTGTAAAAATTCAATACGAAACTTTAAAAACTCTCTAAGCTTATCAGGATTATTCTCAACCCATTCACGAGTTTGATATTTTGTTTGCATATCATATATGTCTTTTACCCAATCTTTACTCATTATCCAATTACCTTTTTATCTGGTACAACAATTCCTGAATCCATTTGTCTAATTTGATTTAATAAATCTTCAATAGGTTCTACTATAAACATAATAAATTTTTTATCTATAGTAACACCTTTATCAGCTTTAGTATAGGCCATGAATGGCATAAATCCAATCTTACCTTCTCCAGCTGGAATTAAGGAATATCCATTTTCAATTTTAACAGAAGTTTCGGTCTCTGTTATTTTACCGATAATTTCCTCACCTGAGGATAATCTTACTAATTTCATTTTTTTTCTCCATAGTTATATATTATACCACAGTTTGGTATAAATGTAAATAGTTTAACCAAAGAAATCCTCCAATGATACAACCTCTTCTGAATTCCAACCTACAGCATTTAGTATTGGTTCAATAGGGTCAAGGAAGGTTTTTTGGAATTGCATATCGTAATCTATGTATTTATGAAGATTAAATTCTTCAGGTAAATAATCAGGGAATGCAATTACATTTTCTTTGATTGTGTTTGGTGTTCGTAAATATACAAACTTAATCTTTTCGCCATTTTGTATTTGAGCATATTTCTTTGTAAGTGCCAAATCTCTAACTTGTTTATTAAATAATAAAGAACCACGAACATGTATTGGTGTACCTTTTTTGTATATAGTATTATGATCTTTATATTCTTTTACTTTTGAGACACCACGAGGAAAAGCAATTTCATCAGGTGGTAATGTCTTAAAGTAATTCTTAAATTGCTCAATAGACTTTTGAACATCAGTTTCGTTACTTGACATAATAACTTTAAATAATTCTTTTAGAGCATCACGACATGGTTCGGGAGTAGAAGACTTAATTGCTTCAATACCCATAATCTTGAGTTTAGGTTCAGCATAACGTACACCTTCGTTATCTAGTACATTTAGAATATACCTTTTCTTAGCAGTCCAAATACCACGGTCAGCAATAACTTCTCTTGCCATAACCATTCTGTTTGATACTCCACCTAGCATAGAGTATAAATCATCATATGACTTAGCCAACACTGGCTCAAGTGTATCATTACATATCTTATCTAGGAAATCAATAGGATTCTTTGGATTAAATTTATTTACAATATCATCTAAGCTAACATACAACGAGTCTGTATCGATTGCGACGACATAGTCTTTAAACGATGTTGTTCGCATTGTTCGATTAAGAAACGAATTGAGTTCGTATTCGGCCCATCGAATGGTGAGCTGACCGGTGAGGGTAATGGCTTCCGCGATTCTCTGATCGAAGAATCTAAAATATTTATTCCCCATAGCACCATAGAGAGAATTAAGAAGAATCTTAATTGCCATCTGGGTATTTTCAGCGATTGATATTTCTCTTTCAATCGAATAAAGTTCTTGTTTATCATTTTTATCCACCTTTTGTAATTTCTTTTGAGCTTTAATCATATTACCTTTTATAGTAACACGTTCTTGATACATTTCGTCAATAATGGCTGGGATGATTCCAGGTTTGTCAGTATTAAAATATTGACCATTTGCCGCCAGGGCTTTACCTTTATTATTTGGTCTTTGTGATTTTGTAAGTACTTGTTCAATATCAACATTACCTATTTCGCCATCAGCAATAGTTTCTGGTGACATATTATATTGCATAATGATTGACGGATATAGAGAGTTTAAATCGAAACTTACGAGGTTTTCATGTATACCAACATGTGGTTCTTTAACGTAACCACCAGGATAAAATGTTTTTACTTTATCTTCTATGAATGGTATTACAATATTATTTTCATGTAGTTTACGATATATGATAGTATCCCATATAGCAGTAGTACCAAATGTATCATTATAGTTTACACCACCTTTATATGCCATAGTCATACATAGAGTAATTAATCCCATCTTATCTTCTATTCGGTCAACCAACTCAACGTCTTTAATATTATAGTCAATAAAAAGTTGATGGTTATGTTTATATAGAGTGTGTAGGTTACCATAATCTTCATAAGATAACTTCTTCTCACCTAATACAACATGTGCTATATGATCCAATTTATATGATTCTTGTGGACCATAAGAATAACCAAACTTTTGAAATAAGTCAAGATAGTCAAGTTGAGAAATACCTTTTAAATCATAAGAGGTTTGAGTCCTACCCATCTTTGTAATATCTTGTCTGTCAATCATACCCCATGGACTTAATCTTTTAACATATGCTTCACCAATGAGTTTATGAATACGGTTTACTAAGTAAGGTATATCAAAGAACCTTGTATTCCAACCAGTGATAACATCTGGTACATTTGATGGTTGAGACCAATGTGTAATAAATTTAATAAGTAGGTCTGCTTCATTATCGCATTTATTGTATATTACACGATGTGTTTTCATATATGTATTTTCCACATCATAGTCGCCGAGTCCCCATATATGATAAGTATTGTCGATATTATTTTTAGTAGTAATTGAGATTACTTTATGCTCAGCTTTATCAGGCTCGGGAAAGCCATCGTCAGACGCAACCTCGATATCGATAGTAGTCACATTTATTTTGTTCCTATCGAATTCGATGTGACCAGGATAATGGTCGTTGATAAAGGTTGAGATATACCGAGTATTACCAAAGATATGGCGACCGGCGGTGTCTTTGTTAGTCCTTACCCATTCAGTTGCAGTTCTCATAGAATCAAAAGCAACTTCGCCAACTGATGTACCGTCTAGTGTTTTCCAATTAGTTGGACGATTCGTACTCACATAGAGCTTTGGACCGTATTTGATTTTTTCTGTAATTCTTTTATTGTGATCATACCCACGAAGTAATATCATATTACCATATCGTGAGACGTTGGTGTAAAATTTCATAATGTAACCATTTTCAATATATAGTATATATTATACCACAGTTTGCATATAATGTAAACCATTATTTTCATTAATTAAAGTTGGGGGTAATTTCTTACCCCGCATGATTTCAATTTCTTCAGCTTACCCAGGTAACGTAGATTACAAGTGGTGCTAATCCTAAAATCGTTCCACCTATTATCATCATTCCTAGGGCCTCTGCAATATCATCATATTTCGAAATGATATATTTCATTCTGTTTCTCCAGTAAAAAGTTTGTATTACTATCTACTGGGTTTTCGCTGATATTAGCCTTTCAAATATTGCTTTTTCTTTGATGCCCCAGCAGACCCTATTTCGATCTTCCTAGGACGCTTCTCTTCTGGGAGTTCAACTCTGGCATACACCACTAGTATTCCATCCACAAGGTCAGCACCATCTATTACGACAAATTCTGAGAGTCGGAAGCTTTTCTCAAATTTGCGAGATGAGATTCCTTTATAAGCATATTCTCTATCATCATTCTCAACAGCCCCTTTGATTTTTAAGATACCGTCCTTAAGTTCGATTTCTATATCTTCCATTGAGAACCCTGCCACTGCCATTTCGATTAAGAATTTCTCTTCATCGATTTTCACAATGTTATGTGGTGGGTAGTTATCTGTTCCAGCTCTAGCACTTGTATGAATTCTTTCTAAGTCTTCAAATAAAGTATCAAAGCCAACGAATAATGAACGAGGTACGTTCAAAGTATTTCTTACCATTTTAATTTCCTCCTATTATAGCAAGGTTACGGAACCGGTCCAATACCGCATTCCTATTATATTTATACAGGTTTAAGACTCGTTTTGAGTATTTCCTATATTATATTTTGGACATAATTCCCATTGAGTTTTTTCTTTAAAAGGTATAACCTTTATTTGTCTCAATGGAGCTAAGTCCTTTGCAGACTCAGGTTTAACTATACTGACTAAACCCCAGTCGGCTAACAGAGTAGCAATTGTATTCCTACGCTGTAAATCATTTTCTATTAGATTGGATGGTTTTCCATCTAATAAAAATAACTCTTTAAAATGTACTATAAAGTATCTGCCTTGTTTATGTAATATATGACACGACTGATACAACTTATTATCTTTCCTTGATGCAACTCCAATACGAGTTAATGTTTCTCGTATTTTTAGAAAGTCATCAGGTTCGTTAAGTGTGACTTCGAGCATATCCGCTGAAGTCCAATTGTTAATTTGATTTTGTTCTTCCACCTTTGTTCATCCTTCTTTTTAACTCATCAATTTGTTCATTACTTAATAGTGTTAAAACGGATTTAGCTTTTTCATTGCTATAACCATAACATTTTTTAATGAGTTCTAAATTTTCTACTTCGTTTGGTTTTAACCATTTAGAAAATCTTTGTTTCTTCTTAATTATATTTATAAAAAAATCATATTGAAGCCGTGCATCTAGGTGATGGAACTTATTCATTTCGTTAGCAAACAGTATTGTATCAGGAAAAAACGATAATGCTTTATTAATAATATATCCATTATATTCTTTTTCTGCGATATCATCAACCATGATATCTCTTTTATTATAATTTATTGAGCTTACATATTCAAACGGATTCATTTATTTGTTCTCCGACATATATTTCTGCTTCTACTCTACTATTAAATAATCTTTCTTTCATAATTACATTATCACTACCAAGACATACTGCTCTGAATCTTTTTGATGATACACTATAATGAACTTCTACAACTTTCCATTTACATTCTGTTTTCATTTAAAATTTACCCCCGCCATAACTTCTGTAAGACAAGCCACCATGTTAAGTTCATGGTCAGCAACAAAACTGTCTTTATATTGATAATCAGCTAAGATAAGAACAAGCTGTGGAATCGATTGAGGATCCACATATTCATTCATATTATCATATAGCTTTCTAAATATTGCTGTAGGTTCTATGTCAATATTATCAACTACCCATTTACGCATACCTTTAAAGTTTTTAATTTTAAGATGGTTTATAAGTGTGTCTACTGAAACATCAGATACATTAACAAGTATACCTGAGTCAATTTTACCACCTACTGCATATCTTTGTAGTTCATTTATAATTCTTCTAAAATCAGGGAAGTGTTTAATAATAAACTCTACTAATACTTCTTTATCATATTCTATCTTTTCTTCACCAAGGATATACATTAACCTAGCCATAAAGACTGAAGCCAATCTATCTTTTTCCTTTCTTGGTAAAGCAAATTCAATAACAGAACATCTGCTGTGTAATGGTTCAATAATTCTGTTCTTAAAATTACATGTAAGAATAAATCTACAGTTTTCACTAAACTCTTCAATGAAACCACGCAATGCGGGTTGGGTGGACTGTGGGTTCAGATAATCAGCTTCATCTAAAATGACCAACTTGTGTCCACCCTGTAGAGATACGCTTGACGCGAATTGTTTGATTTTATTACGCAGTGTATCAATATTACCCTCTTCGGATCCATTGATGATAATATAATCTAAATCTAATTGATTTGCCAATGCTTTGGCAATTGTTGTTTTACCAACACCTGCTGTTCCAGTGAACAACATATTTTGTATTTCTCCAGCTTTAACTATTTCACTAAATGTTTTGTGTAAGTCAGCTGAAAGAATACAATCATCGACCGTTTTAGGTCTGTATTTTTCTACCCATAAAAACTCATTCATTAATTTGTATCCCATTGTTTAACTGTGTCTAATCTGAAACTTCTCCATGCTTTTTTATCTAATGCCCAGCATGCAAAATGGTCAGACTCTGCGTTCATGTCGACTTTTACATCAACTCCATTTTCTTTAAGTAGGTGGTCTGCAAGTGTACAAGGCATAATCCTTAGTTCACCTGTTCCTACTTTTTCAAATGTGACAGTTACGATACCCGTATTAAGAGCTTCTAATAGTTTTTGTTTTTCGTTTGTTTCCATAATATAATCCTATTCAAAATAAAGGGGGAATGAATCCCCCTATGATTAATCAGCTGAGCCTTCGACTTCAACTTCTTCAGCATCGCCATCTTCTACTGGCAAATCACCTTGGACATCTTCTTGTCCTTGTGCTTCTTGCGCAGCTTGAAGGAAAGCAACTACTCTGGACCTTAGTCCACCAACAGCTTCTAGCTCTGGTCCTTCGAATCCACCACGTCTTGAGACTAGGTCGATAATTTGAACCATAGTAGCTATGTCATTAAGACCAAGCTGTACACCTTCAGTTTGAGGTGCTTCTACGTTTACATTTTCTTCAGTCATTTTTTTCTCCTTTGCAAAGTTTTAGACTAATTAAAAGATACCTACCCCATGTAGCATATCTCGTATTATCCCCATAATAATATGGAGAACAACTTATAATATATTTATACATTAAAAGTTGAATTTTTCTCTAATGCTATAAAATATTCTATTGGATAATTACTATTTGTCCAGTTAGAGATTAGTTTTGAAGATATACTTACAAAATAATCACCTGGTAGTAATTTCAAATTAGGAATACTTACAATAAACTCAAAGTCGTTTTTACACGTATTATCTTTATCAAGCTCCATTGTATATGAATTAGATGTTGAATCTTTAGTATCAACTACTGATGCAGTCACTAATCCATTTTCGCCTTTTAGAGAAAGTTCGGTATGTCCTAAAACAGCTGCAGCTTTTCTTATCTGATTTAAAATATCCTCAGATAGATTAACTCCTACTTCTGCATTAGGCATTTGAATATCCTTTGTTGGTGATGTTAAGATATCTGTTTCAGAAAAGTAATACCTTACTTTTTGCATATTAGATAACTGAGTACCACCTTCTTGTGTCGATACCAATACTGATTTGTCTTCAAAATTCAGAACAGGGTTTTCAATAAGATTAAATACCGATAAGAATTCGTTTAGATCATAGATCCCAAACTCTTTTGGCATATCTTCAACAATATCTGCTCTAGCCATAATGGTTTTGGATTCAGATATAGTTTTAAGTTGCTGTCCTGGTTGAAAAACAATGTTCGGATTGATTGACGCAAAGTTCTTCAGAACATTCAATGTATCATTTGATAAATTCATTTCATTTCCTCATTAATAATAATATTATACCACAGTTTACACACAATGTAAATAGTTAATTACCCTTGTCATGTTCATTTAGAGCAATGATAGAGTAATGTAATACTTTCATTAAGTCCTTCCTGTGGTCACCAGTCGTACCTTTTTTTCCATATCGTTGTGCATACTTAAGTATGTTACCAATGGCAAATCCTATACCATGACCACAGTCTGAAATAAATTCCGTTGATTGGAAATTATTTTTTGAGTAGTGACCATCGTAGGTACTATCTATATAATTCTGGAGCTCTTGGATTAGAGCTCCTTCATTAAACTTGTATTGTATTTTTTTATTCATTTTAAACATGTTCCATTTTTTGTAAATTATTTACACACTTTTGCATTTTATTAAAAAATGTATTTAATTGCATATCATTTTTAGCTTTATTCAACCATTCAGAAATTAACCAAACATTATCAACTGTATAACCTTTACCAGGTATTATTTGGTCAAGTGATGGACTATTTTTATCACCTGCTATCAGAGAAAAACGTTCACCCGATATTGCACATCTTCCACCACTTTGTCTCCATAATAATTTTAAATGGTCGTGATTTATATCGTGAGGTATTCCTTTTTCTTCAGCACTGGTTTTTGATGTTGAAAGTCTTTGTGATAATACATATCCTAATTTTCTTGGGTTATTCATCAGATGCCTCCTCATTACTAATTACACCTGAATCTACTTTAGTGTAAAGATCCAGGAAAGCCTCTTTTGTATCTGTATCAAATCTTGAGATACACATATCAATTGCTTTCATTCTATTATTAAATATAGAGAATGTTTGAACAATGTGGCATAACCTTCTTGTAGATACTACCTCATCGACACCATCATCATAGAATGTTTTTCTAATAACATCTGCCCAAGTAACTAACTTGTCAGCAAAATCTTCATCAGCATCACCAAACTTTTCCATATGTTTGATTACAATTTTCTTTTCAGTAACTAATGTTGGAAACGGTTGGTCAATAGAAACAGTAAATCTTTCTAAGAATGCTTCATCGATAATTGATGCCGCAGTAAATCTACCGTCTTC